GAATGGTATTATAGATACAAGAGTAATATTTGTCCCTAGCCTAAACGGTAGGTTCTTTATTACCTGGGTTCCACCTAAAAGTTTACAAAACCAAGTGATAATAAAAAATGGGAGGAAGTATCCTGGAAATGAACACGTTGGCGCATTTGGTTGTGATAGTTACGATATTAGTGGAACTGTAGATGGAAGAGGTTCTAATGGTGCACTACATGGACTAACTAAATATAGCATGGAAGATGTGCCACCTAATCATTTTTTTTTAGAATATATATCTAGACCTCCTACAGCTGAAATATTTTTTGAAGATGTATTAATGGCATTACATTTTTATGGTATGCCTATATTAGCAGAGAATAACAAACCTAGATTACTATACTATTTAAAACGTAGAGGATATAGGGATTTTTCTATAAACAGACCAGACAAACTAACACACAAGCTATCGGTTACAGAAAGAGAAATAGGTGGTATACCTAACTCTAGTGAAGATGTTAAGCAGGCACATGCTGCGGCTATTGAATCTTATATAGATACTCATGTTGGTAGATTAGATGAAAGCTATGGTGATATGTATTTGCAGAGAACATTAGAAGATTGGGCAAGGTTTGACATAAATAAAAGAACCAAGCACGATGCTTCAATAAGTTCTGGTTTAGCTTTAATGGCTTGTAACAAAAATAAATATAGACCTGTTCAAAATAGAATTTCTCAAAAGATGAGATTAGAGTTTAAAAAGTATGACAACAAAGGATTAACTTCAAAAATAATAGAATAAATGCAGATTTATACAAGTAATAATAGTTCGTTTCCAGATCAGGTGGTACCTGATGCAGAAAAGCAGACTTGGGAGTATGGATTAAAGGTAGCTCGAGCTATTGAAGGGGAATGGTTTAGTAACCAAATGAACAATGGTTATAGATTTGATTCTACTTATAACAACTTTCATAATTTGAGGTTATATGCTAGAGGTGAGCAGTCTGTACAAAAATATAAAGATGAACTTTCTATAAATGGAGATTTATCTTATTTGAATTTAGACTGGAAACCTGTACCTGTTATATCTAAGTTTGTAGATATAGTAGTTAATGGAATGTCACAACGTAGTTATGAAGTTAAGACTATGGCTCAAGATCCTGAGTCTATAAAGAAGAGAACTCAGTACGCCCAGAACATAATAGAAGATATTCAGCTTCAGCAATTTGATGCTCAGGTTCAACAACAGTTTGGTATTGATCTTTCTAAAAGTGAAAAAAACGAAAACAGTCCAGCTAGTATAGATGAGCTTCCAACTCACATGCAATTAAACTATAAAGATTCTATAGAGATTGCAGAAGAAGAATTAATAAACCAAGTACTAGATAAAAACAAATATCATTTAGTTAGGAAAAGATTAAACTATGATTTAACTGTTTTAGGTATAGCCGCAGTTAAAACTAGCTTTAACAAGTCAGAAGGTATTGTTATAGACTATGTTGATCCTGCTAGGATTGTTTATTCATACACTGAAGATCCTAACTTTGAAGATTTATATTACGTAGGTGAGGTGAGAAATTTAAGTTTAGTAGAGATTAAAAAACAATTTCCTAATCTTACTGCTGATGAGCTAATGAAGATACAGCAGTACCAAGGAAATAGAACTTATTCTAGATCTTGGAACGGTAGAACAAATGATCAAAGTATTCAAGTATTATTCTTTGAGTGGAAGTCTTACGCTAATCAAGTTTGGAAAATTAAAGAAACAGCTTCTGGTTTAGAAAAGTCTTTAGAAAAAACAGATACGTTTAATCCACCAGAAACAGAAAACTTTAAGAAAGCATTTAGAGCTATTGAAGTGTTATACTCAGGAGCTAAAGTATTAGGATTTGAAAACATGTTAAAGTGGGAATTAGCTGAAAACATGACTAAGCCTTATGGAGACACTGTTAAAGTTAATATGAGTTACAATATTGTAGCTCCAAGAATGTATAGAGGTAGAATAGATTCTTTAGTAAGTAGGATAACTGGATTTGCTGATATGATACAAATTACATCGTTAAAGCTGCAACAAGTTATTTCTCGTATGGTTCCAGATGGTGTTTACTTAGACATGGATGGACTAGCAGAGGTTGATTTAGGCAATGGAACAAACTATAACCCAGCAGAAGCGTTGAATATGTATTTTCAAACTGGATCTGTAGTTGGTAGGTCATTAACCCAAGATGGTGAAATGAATCGTGGTAAAGTTCCTATACAAGAATTACAAAGTTCTAGCGGTGGTCAAAAGATTCAAGCGTTAATATCTACTTATCAGTATTACTTACAAATGATAAGAGATGTAACCGGACTTAATGAAGCTAGAGACGCAAGTACTCCAGATAAAAATGCTTTAGTAGGTTTACAGAAGTTAGCTGCTGCTAATTCAAATGTAGCCACTAGACACATATTGCAAGCTAGTTTGTTTTTAACTTTAAAAACTTGTGAGAGTATAGCGCTTAGAGCAACTGATTCTTTAATGTTTCCGTTAACTAGAATGGCTCTGCAAAACAGTGTATCTACTTTCAACGTTGCTACACTAGACGAAATAAGAGATGCTAATCTACATGACTTTGGGATATTTATAGAATTAGAACCTGATGATGAAGAAAAAGCTCAACTAGAACAAAACATTCAAGTTGCATTGCAACAAGGAAGTATAGACTTAGAAGATGCTATAGATATCAGGAATATAAACAACTTGAAACTTGCTAATGAGTTATTAAAGAAAAGAAGAAAACAAAAGCAAGCTAGAGATCAGCAAATGCAACAAGCTAACATACAAGCTCAAGCACAAGCTAACCAAGAGACGGCAGAAAAAGCTGCTATGTATGAAGTTCAAAAGCAGCAAGCAATAGCTGAGACTTCACTTCAGATTGAAAAAGGTAAATCTGAATTTCAAATACAGCAAATGCAAGTTGATGGTCAGATTAAAAAAGAGCTTATGTCTCAACAATTTGGTTACGATCAACAATTAAAAACAATGGATCTTAAACAAATGTCTCAAAAAGAAAAAGACATTGAAGATCGTAAAGACGAAAGAACAAGAATACAAGCCACGCAGCAAAGCAAGTTAATAGATCAAAGAAAAAATGATTTATTACCTACTGACTTTGAATCAAACGCAACACCAAACTTAGGTGGAGCTGAGCCACCATTACCGCCACCTCCTGGGATGATGGGTAATCAAGGACAAGTTCAGTTACAACCTGAGTAATTATTAATTATTATATTATATTATGTCAACAAAAGAAACAGTACCTCAAGAAGGTGAATTTAAAATGAAGAGAAAACCTGGAAGACCTAAAAAGTTAACAAACAAAAAGGAACCAGTAAAACTAGATTTAACTAAAAAAGAAGAAGATGCCGTTCAAGAGTCAAGCACAACGAAAGTGGATGTACGCGAACTTCCCAGCAATGGCCAAGAGGTGGGAGAAGGAAACACCGAAAGTAAAGCTACCGAAGAAGTTAAAGAAGAAAAACCTCCATTAGAGGAAATAAATATTGGTGAAAAAGAAACTGAACTTGAACCTGCTGTAGCAGAACAAGCTAAACAAAATCCTGAAATAGATTTACCAGAAAACGTAGAAAAACTGGTAAAGTTTATGAAAGAAACAGGTGGAGATTTAAAAGACTATATTAGATTAAATGCTGATTATAGTACTGTTAATGATGAAACAATATTAAAAGAATATTATCTACATAGTAAACCACATTTAGATTCTGAAGAAATTAATTTTCTTATGGATGATAAATTTGCTTACGATGAAGATATGGATGAGGAGCGAGATATCCGAAAAAAGAAACTCGCAATGAAAGAAGAAGTTGCAAAAGCCAGAAGCTATATGGACGACTTAAAGAGTAAATACTATGAGGAGATCAAGTTGAGACCCGGAGTAACTCAAGAGCACCAGAAAGCTATGGACTTTTTCAATAGATATAACAAAGAGCAAGAAGCTATATCACAACGTCACAATGTGTTTAAAAAAGATACTAATAAACTTTTCTCAGAGGATTTCAAAGGTTTTGAGTTTAACTTAGGAGAAAAAAGATTTAGGTATGGAGTAAATAACCCGAGTGAAGTTGCATCCAATCAATCAAACTTGTCAGAAGTGTTTGGGACGTTCCTAGATGACAAAGGCAATGTAAAAGATTATCAAGGATATCACAAAGCAATCTATGCAGCACGTAATGCAGATACTATAGCTAGTCATTTTTATGAGCAAGGTAAAACCGATGCAATTAAAGATATGACTGCTAAGTCTAAAAATATAAGTGGTGAACTACGACAATCAAGTAGTGGTGAAGTATTTATAAATGGAATGAAAGTAAAAGCAATAAGTGGTGCAAATAGCTCGAAGTTAAAAATAAAAACAAGAAATAAATAAACTCAAAAACTATAAATTATGAGCTTTGTAACAGGTGGGAGTTTTCCCGCATCAATCGTACCTATGCCGAACCAGGTTACGGTTCAAGATAACTATCTTGACTTTAATAACCTAGCTGTTTCGCAGTGGGCACAACAATACTTACCTGAGCTTTATGAGCAAGAGGTAGAGAGATATGGTAACAGAACCTTATCTGGATTTTTAAGAATGGTTGGCGCTGAAATGCCAATGACTTCTGATCAAGTAATTTGGTCTGAACAAAATAGATTACACGTAGCGTACAACACCGTACAAGTTGCTGCTGGTGCTGGTGCAACAGTTACAGTTACTATCACTCCTGGTGCTGGTAACCCTGCTACTTCAGGTGTTAGAGTTGGTAATACAATTTTAGTTTCTGACAATGCTACTGGTTTAGTTACTGCTAAAGCTTTAGTAACTGCTATCAACGCTACAGGTTATACTTTAACTTGTGAGTTATACGAAACAACTGCTGCTGCTATTCCAGCTGGTATCGTTACAGGTGCTGCTACTAACAGCTTATTTGTATACGGTTCTGAATTTCCAAAAGGAAGTAACGGAATGTCTGGAGCTATTGAGCCTGGTGTTACAACTTACAACAACTCACCAATTATTATGAAAGATAATTATGAGTTAAGTGGTTCTGATGCTGCTCAAATTGGTTGGATCGAAGTTGCTACTGAAGATGGAACATCTGGTTTCTTATGGTATCTAAAAGCTGAGTCTGAAACTAGACTTAGATTTGAAGATTACATGGAGATGGGATTAGTTGAAGGTGAACTTATGACTAATGCTGCTACACCTTTTGGTGCTGGTTTTACTCCAGGTGGTGCTGCACAAAACATCAAAGGTACTGAAGGTTTATTTGCTGCTATCGAAGCAAGAGGTAATGTATACTCTGGTTTTGCTGGTGCTGCTGCTCCTGGTTCAGGTGCATTAGGAGATTTCGATGAAATCCTTAAGCAATTAGATAAGCAAGGTGCTATTGAAGAAAACATGTTATTTTTATCTAGAGCTACTGCTCTTGATTTCGATGATATGATCGCTGCTATGAATGGTAACTACGCTTCAACTGCTGCTGCTTCTTATGGTCTTTTTGACAACGAAGCTGAAATGGCGTTAAACTTTGGATTTTCTGGTTTCAGAAGAGGTTCTTATGACTTCTACAAAACTGATTGGAAATATCTAAACGATGCTACTACTAGAGGTATGTCTAACGCAATTGATGGTGTTTTAGTTCCTGCTGGAACTTCGACAGTATATGATCAAATGTTAGGTTCTAATATTAGACGTCCATTCTTACACGTTCGATACAGAGCTTCAGAAACAGAGGATAGAAGATTTAAATCTTGGATCACTGGTTCTGTTGGAGGTGCTTACACTTCTGATCTAGATGTAATGAAAGTTAATTTCTTAACTGAAAGATGTTTAGTAACTCAAGCTGCTAATAATTTCGTATTATTCCAAGGAGCTTAATATTTATATAATGAGAGTGGCTTAGGTCACTCTCTTTATTAACATTTTAAAATAGAAATTATGAGCTATATTTATGTGACGGTAGCTGGTTCTGGAACAGGATCAGAAAACACTACAAAACCAATTCCAACAGACAACATAGTAGCAGTTACAGGAGGATCTACTTCTACCGTAATTACTTACGCTATGGTTGCTGACAAGAATCAAATTATTACTTTGACTCATGCTGCTGTTGGAGCTGCAGTACCAACTTTTATTAAACTAGTAGTTGATGCTCTTAGAGAAGCACAACAAAACCCAGGTGAACTTGTATCAATTGATACTTCTACTTACGCGGTTTCTGATTGTGTTCAATCTCACAGTTAATTAAAATAAAGTAAGATCCCGCTTCGGTGGGATCTTTTATTAACATTTAAAAGCAAATAAAATTATGGCAAACTTCATAGAGTTTGAATTAGACGCTAATAGAAGTGTCCATTTAAACGTCAGCAACGTGTACAAGTTAGTTTACAACTTTAGAATCAACGGATTTATATTTCACTATAATTACGCTTCTACTGTTGTATCAGCTGGAGATGGTGACTTTACTGTTAGTTTAGGTTTTCAATCTCTTCCTACCCAAGCTCAATCCGATGCTCTGTGGCAGCTTGTAAAAAGAGTAAATTCACAACCAGGTGGAATTGTAAAAGCTTCAACGGTTTTAGGTAAAAATTTTTACCTTAAAACTGAAGATGGTATTGGTTTACCTATTGCAGCACCATTATTGACAATTTAAAAATAAAATTATGCAAAACGGAATTATAATACCACTTGATAGTAGTTCACTCGCTGGACAAACATTACTTGGTCCTTTAGATTTAGATGTAACAGCTATGGTGTGGGTTGCTGATGGTGTTGTTACGAGATTACCTATAACTGGTGGTTCAGGTAGCGGTGCTAAAGCAACAGTTACAATTGCTGGTGGAGGAACAGCTATGACTCAAGTTGAAATAACCACAGCTGGTTCAGGTTACTCAGTGGGAGATGTATTAAGTATAGCTGGAAATACTACTAATTTTACAGGTAGTATTGGTTTTACAGTTACAGCAAACATGTTAAATGCAGAAGGATCTACAGTATATGTGGTTGTACCACGAACTGGACAGATTACTAGTGTTATTCCACCTCAACCTATTGGTGATTTTGGTACAATTTCAATAGCACAAATACAACCAGGTGCTCGCAGAAAATGGGAGTTAGGAGTGGAAGGAGTAACAGCTAACAATAGCGCAAATGTAGCAGAAGTGTTTGACCGAGCTGTTTTAGAATTATATCAAAACCCCGGTCTAGATGTTAATTTACGTCCACTACCGCCAGGCGTTAGTGTTAGTTCCGGTTCACTAAAAGCTATTAGCGGAAAGTAAAAAACAAACTCGTTTATTCGAGTATTTAATTATTATATTATATTATATCATGGAAAAAACAAAAGAAAAAACTACTCAAGTAAAAGATACTTGGGAATATAAAGATAGAAACTACTATTTACTAGGAAATAAAAAACCTTTAAACTATACTATAACCTCTAGACACACTAGAAGATATCCATTAGTATGGTTTGATGAAGAGAAAGGTTATGAGAGAGAGATGAGATATGCTACTAATCAAAAAAGTATTTTTGTTGATGAACAACAAGGAAGTGCTACATTGAAGCATATTGTTTTTGAAAGTGGGCATTTAATGGTTCCTAAAGAAAAACCTAGTTTACAACAATTTCTAGCTAAACACCCTCACAAAGGTGTTATATTTGAAGAGTTTGATGCAGTTAAAGAAGCTGTTGACGAGTTTGATAAACTAGAAGTAGAACTAGAAGCTATGAATAATGCTCACGCTATGGATATAGATCAGTTAGAAGCTATATTGAGAGTTGAAATGGGATCTAGTGTAAACAATTTATCTAGTAAAGAACTTAAAAGAGATGGTGTTTTATTTGCAAAAAGAAACCCAGAGCTTTTTCTTAATCTTGCTAATGATGAAAATGTTGTATTAAGAAACTTCGCTATTGTAGCGGTTGAAAACAATATCATATCTTTAGAAGATGATCAACGAACTTTTAAATGGAGAAGTAATGGTCGTAAGTTAATGACTGTTCCATTTGAAGAAAACCCATATTCAGCTATGGCTGCTTGGTTTAAAACAGATGAAGGTTTAGAAGTTTACAAGTCGATAGAGAAAAAACTCAAATAACAAGTGATTATTAAAAAGGGTGGCTTAACCGCCATCCTTTTTTTTTAAAAAATATTAATATGGTAAACGTAAATACAGTTTATAAAACAGTGCTATATATCTTAAACAAAGAGCAGAGAGGATATATAACACCAGACGAATTTAACACTCTAGGCACGCAAGTACAAAGAGAAATATTTGAAGCGTATTTTGAAGAGTTAAATCAACAATTACGTATACCACAAAACGATAGCGAATATGCTAATCGTGTAGCAAACTTAGAAGAGAAAATAGATATATTTAACACAAGTAATTTATGCACTTATGTTAATCCTCATTTTACACTACCAACAGATGTTCATCGTATAGGATCTATAAAATTAGACGGTAGTTCAGTTATACCTTCAATAGGTATTCAAAAAGTTAATAGGGCAGAGTATACTTTACTAAACAACTCTCCATTAACAAAGCCAACAACTTCTTACCCAGTTTACATTGGAGAAACTACAGGTGCACCATCTGCTGCGCCTAGTCAAATAGTAGTGCATCCTAGTTCTATAACATCTAATGTTAGATGTAACTATATAAAAGCTCCAGTTGATCCTAGATGGGGTTACTCAGTAGGTAGCTTAGGGCAATATATTTATGATAGTACTACTTACAATTCAGGATCTTTAAACATAAACAGCAGTTTATTAACGAGTATAACTACTCAATTTTCAGGTGCTACAAATACTTCTTATACTAATCTAGAACCAGGTGTTTCGGCTGGAGTAACAACAAGCGGTTCTGGCACAGGTTTAAAAATGAGTATGACTGTAGTTGGTGGTGTGACAACAGTACTTACTGTAACTGATGTAGGTACTGGTTTTTCTGTAGGTGATCAAGTTGAATTTGATAGAGTTACTTTTGGTGGTGCTACCAACCAAATAGTTACTTTAGCAGCTGCAGATTTAAATTCTGGATCTACTTATGGTTCTACTCAATTTGAACTACACCCAACAGAACAAACTAATCTAATACTACAAATACTAATGTATAGTGGCGTTGTTATAAGAGATCCACAAATTGTACAAACTGCTGCTAGCATGGTACAACAAGATGAAGTATTAGAAAAAAGCTAAATAAAACATGGGACTACTAACAGAAACTAATCAACAATATTATGCTGGTCAACAGATAATTACAGCTACAGCAGCACAAACAAATTTTGTATGGACTGGTGATACTATACTAGTAGGCACTACTTCAACAACTAATACCAATGTGGAGGTATATGTAGATACAGGCGCTGGTTATGTTAAGTATACAGAAGTTATTCCACCTGCTCCTATCGGTGCAGCTCAATACTCTGTTGGAGTAAACAATAACACTATTTCAGTAGTTGCTTTAGGTGCTGGTGATAAAGTTAAGATTCAACTTACTACACTAGCTATGGAAGCTAACTACGGTGGGTATGAATATATTTCTATGGCTGACGTTATTAATAACTTTTTAGTAGCATATGTTGGAGCTGGAAAATTAATACCACATGTTAAAAGAACTGATGTAATGTTTCACGCTAAGCGTGGATTGCAGGAGTTTAGCTATGATACATTAAGAAGTATTAAATCTCAAGAGTTAACTATACCAGATAGTTTATCTGTTATTATTCCTCAAGACTACGTTAACTACGTACAAATGTCTTGGATCGATGACTTTGGTGTTAAACATATTATATACCCAACAACATTAACAGGTAATCCTTATGAAATACCTGTACCAAACTCGGATGGTAGTGGTATACCAACTCAAAACAGTCTAGGTGAAAACGAACAAGGACCTTCTATTATAGAACAAAGGTGGGATACTGCTAATGATAAGTTAATATCTGGTAATATAGACTTAGACTTTTACAACGCTAATATACTAGGTTGGACATGGGATAAAGTCGCTTATGGTCAAAGATATGGATTAGAACCAGAAACTTCACAGAAGAATGGTTGGTTTACTATAAACTATAGAGAAGGTAAATTTTCTTTTAGTAGTAATTTAAAAGGTAGATTAATATTATTAGAATATGTTTCTGATGGTTTATCTGTAGACTATGATATGCGTATACCTAAGATGGCTGAAGAAGCTATTTATATGCATATAGCTTACTCTATATTAGCTGGTAGAGTTAACGTACCTGAATATGTTGTTAGAAGATATAAAGTCGATAGAAGAGCTGCTTTAAGAAATGCTAAAATAAGATTGTCAAATATTAAGTTAGAAGAATTTACTCAAATAATGAGAGGTAAATCTAAATGGATTAAACACTAATTGAATGGCTGAAGTAAGAAACAATTTCCTCAAATCTCGAATGAACAGGGATTTAGACGCGCGACTAGTGCCTTCTGGTGAGTATAGAGAGGCTTTTAACGTGATGATTAGTAAATCTGAAGGAGATGATGTAGGAGCTTTAGAGAACGTGTTAGGTAACTTAGCGCTAAATACTTGGGGTGCTGATTATGCTGACTGTAACATTAGTATTATAGGTAAATATATGGATGTTGTAAATGACAGGATAATAGTCTTTATGACTAACTTTGTTGATACATCTGGAGATAATTTATCTAACTTTGCTAGTGCAGATTCTTTACATGCTATAGGTGTTCATCACGTTTTAACAGGTCAATCTCAAGTAATTGTTAGTGGTAGGTTTCTTAATTTTTCTAAAACACAAGAAGTGTATGGTGTTAACTTAATAGAAGATTTATTGTTTTGGACTGATAATAGAAACCAACCTAGAAAAATAAACTTAACAACCGCTATAGCTGACAACACTTATTATCAATCTGAAGATAATATATCTGTAGCTAAAATATATCCTTATCAACCTATATTACTATATAAAGAAGAAGTAGTTGGTTTAACTATTACTCAAGCGGGCGCAGGAGATGGTAGTGTCGGTAGTGGTTTTACAGTTGTTGATCCTAGTTGTAAGACAACTACTATAAGTGGTTCAGGTAGTGGTATGACAGTAAACATAGATAATACTGCTGCTAGTGCAGTAACAGCTGTTTCTATATCCGAGCCAGGCACAGGTTATGCTAATGGCGATGTGATTCAATTAATTCCTAGAAATAATCCAGTGTCTGGAACCATAACTCAACAATGTCAAGTTACTATTGTTACGGGCATTGTAAGTACGATGCAAGATGTTGTTAGTGAAACTTTGCCAGACGGTACAAGCAATCCTTTATATAATAAAAACTGGCCTGGTGATGAAGATTACCTAAAAGATAAATTTGCTAGTTTTAGTTATAGATTTAAATTTGATGACGACGAATATTCTTTAATAGCACCATTTACTCAAGCTTGTTTTGTTCCTAAGCAAGATGGTTATTTTATAGGTGATGATGAAGATAGAACGTTTAAAAGCACTGAGGTATCTTTCATGGAGAATAAAATAAATAATATTCTTTTGCAAATACCTACGCCTAGTGGTAATGCTTGGAGTCAAGTAGGTTCAGATTTAAATATTGTTGAAATGGATATTCTTATGAAGTTAGCGGGTGAAACATCAATAAGAGTTGTAGACACGGTTTCTGTAGATGTATTTAACTTATCACCTAACTTAAATTATGAATACGAATATCAATCATTAAAACCTTATAAAGTACTACCTGATAAAGAATTGACTAGAGTTTTTGATCAAGTACCTGTCAGGGCTTTAGCCCAAGAAGTTAGTGCGAATAGAGTTATATATGGCAACTTTATTGATAAACCCACTCCTCCAATAGCACTGAACTACAACGTATCAGCTGATACTAAAGATACTTTAACATTAGAAAAAGAATATCAAAACCATACTTTAAAGCAAAATAGGAACTATCAAGTAGGAGTTGTATTATCAGACAGGTATGGTAGACAATCAACAACACTACTTTCAGAAATAGATACTAGTTCTAGTTCTACTACTTTGAAAGGTTCAACTCTTTTCCATCCATTTAAAGAATCTCCTTTTTCAACTTATCCAAATACTAATGCTGAAGATTTACTTACATCGTCAGATACTTGGCCTGGTGATTCTTTAAAAGTTACTTTTATAGATCAAATACTTTCTGATAAGTCTTCAGCTACAGGAGCTCCAGGATTATACGATGCAACTACTAATCCACTGGGTTGGTATAGCTATAAGATAGTTGTGAAGCAACAACAGCAAGATTATTATAATGTTTATTTTCCAGGTATACTAAATGGATACATAAATGGTGATATGAAATATCCACTACCTGCCGAAGCTGGAGAACCTATAGCTCACATAGCTTTATATAGTGACAATATAAATAAAATACCTAGAGACTTAAGTTTAGTAGGTCCTAATCAAAATATATTTAGAAGTGGTAGACCTAGTTTTTCTGAAGATCCAGATTATTACAAATTTACAAACACTGACGGTGAACTATTTACTGTTGATCCATATTCTGAAGAAGGAGAAAGATTTTTATCTCTTAGAGATCGAGTTAGGGACTTAGATTCAGGTAGTCAAGTTACAAATGCTAGTATTAAAATGTCACTTAGGGTTAACAACAACTCAGGATCTACAACTCAGCAATGGTATCCAGGCACTAATACTGATTTAGTAACAACTATAGGTACAGGTCAAGATTTAGGTTTATGGGATCCATCTGCTATAGTTCCTTTTAATGTTGCTCCAGTGTTTTATAATTATGAAGACAACCCTTACATTGCTAGAATAAACACTTCTGATTTTACTGTTGGTGAAACAGGACCTAGTCCTTACGCAGGTAAGTTATGGTTTCAATGTGGTGGTTTATCTGGTGGATTAAATTATGTTGCTGGTTCGAGAAATATAGCTGTTGAGTTTCCAAGCGACGCACCTGTAGGAGCAGGAACTGGACTGCAAGTAGCTGTTTGGAGTATTACTGGTGCTGGTATTCCTAACTCAATTTCTATAGACGATGAAGGTGAAGGTTGGGATTTAATTAATGCTTCATATCCAATGACTATAACAAATTGTAAAATACTAGCTGGAGATAACAATGCTACTTTTACTTTAACCGTTAATAAAAGAGGTTATGGAACAGTTACAAATGGAGTGGATTTACTAGACAGTATAACACAAAACTTTGATGGAGCAACGAATACCAGTTATGTTAATCAAGAAGTTGGAGTAACCGCAGGTGTTACTACAAGTAGTTCCAATGGTGAAGGTCTAAAATTAAATTTTACTGTTGCAGGTGGAGTTATAACAGTGTTAACTGTTTCAGATCCTGGTGAAGGTTTTATTCCTGGAGATACTATAACATTAGCCACGGGAACTTATGGAGGTTCTAGACCTGCTATAATAACTCTCAAGGCCTCTGACTTTAATAATATGTATCCTATACTTACTGTATATGAAACAGAGCCACTAGAATCTAAACTAGACATCTATTGGGAAACATCAACAGCAGGTTTAATATCTACATTAAATACAGCTATTGTAAGTGGTGGTGGTTCAGATCCAAATACTCCAAGCACTTTGAAAAATGGTTCAGGTGGAGACGTTGTTTCTTTAGTAACAGAAGGCACTTTAATCCAAGGTAGCACTACAAATGTTACTGGAGATTTTACAGCATATAACGCTGGTGGAGCAAGCTTAGCAACAGAGATGCTATCTACTACATTAATATCAGCTCTAGATAGAAGAGGTGTAGACTGGGTTAGTTCGTTTGCTACGGCATCAGGAAGTGGCGCTGGGCTGTTTAAGATAACATCTAATACCGGTTTATACTATGGAGCAACTTCTAATTCACATCATGATTGGACTTTTGTTGTGAGGGTGGTTGTTAAGAGTAGTACGTGGGCTTTAGACGGAACAACAATATCTATGGATCTACCACTACAAGGTAATCCTTTCAGAATGTTGAACGTAGCACCTACATTTACACAACCTGCACCTTTCTTAGGAGGTTCAGGCAGTGGCACAAGTGCTGCTGGTGGCAATGTATTTAATGCTGTAGCTACTAATGGTAGTGGAACTACAGCTTTAAAAGGACTTGAACTTAATTGGTCTATAGTTAGTGTAAAATTAGGTGGTGTTGATGTTAGTACTACTGGATACTTCACTTTAACTCCAGACGGTACAACTCAAAATGCTGCGTTAGATGCAATAGCTGGTCTATCTGTAGGCGTTTACACTGTCAGATTAAAAGTAGTTGATGGTGGTGGTTTAAGTAAAAAGTCTAGTGTAATAACAATAACGATAACATAATGGCAGCAACAATAGAGGTAAATTATTTTAATTCTTTTTGGTTAAAAAAAGTTGTTAAAAATGGAGATACAGATCCTAGTTGGCCTGGTTTACCATGGAATCCATATGGCGCTTTTAGCGTTGCTATAAGTGGTGTTAATACTGGATATAGTAGCGCAACAGACGTTGCAACAACAACGGTTACAGGTGCTGGTGGAGGTTTAATAGTAGACACTACGGCTGTAGCAGGCGCAATAACAGCTGTTACTATTGTTAATCCTGGAACAAATATTGTTTCTGGTAACACATTCACAGTGAACGGAGGAGGTAATAATTGTACTTTAACATTAACAACTAAACCATTTCCTTTTGGTTCTGGTGGATCATCAGGAACTCCAAAGTCTGGCACTCAAAATTATTATGTAGAAGAAGCTAGGATAAAAGGTGGATTTAATAACAGTATTGTAGATCTAGGTATTAGAGCTTATGCTGTAAATGATAATAGAGATAAAATAAATAGATCTCATAGTTTAATATTTTCTGGAGTTTATAATATAAGAACTGGTTATAACGAAACTAACGTGTTTTCTGTTAGCGAAGCTATAATGAAAGATGCTGAACCTATAAACGGTAGTATTCAAAAACTGTATAGTGAAGACACCAACTTAATAATATTCCAAGAAAACAAAGTAAGTAAAGCTTTAATAAACAAAACAACTGTATATTCTGGAGAGCAAGGAGCTAACGAAGCTTTAGGTTTACCTAGTTTTATAGGTCAACTAGTTCCTTACTTAGGAGAATATGGAATAAGTAAAAATCCCGAATCATTTGCAATCTTTGGATATAGGAAGTATTTCATTGATAGAAACAGAGCTGCAGTACTGAGATTATCAAGAGATGGTATAACTGAAATCTCAGCTTACGGTATGAGAGATTACTTCAGAGATTACTTAGCAACTATAGACAATGAGTATAAACCAACTACAGTATACAAAGATTTAGCAACAGCTGCTGGTGGACCTTACTCATCAGTTTCTGTTACAAGTGACTCATGTTGTGATATTGAAGTAGGTGCTCAAATCTCTTTATATAATTCTACAACTGAGGTTACAACTTCTACTACTAGCATCGTAACTAAGGTTACTGACGCTGGCGCCACATGTACGGTTGAGGTTAGTCCTAGTATAACTATAGCAGCTAATGACGATGAGATTATATTTATTACATATAGAAAAGATAAAGCTCTAGGTGGTTACGATATTCACAATCAAAACTACGTAGTGTCTTTACAAACAACCCCAGCAAATATATCAACTGATGCTTCTACTTTTACTACAGTATCTTTTGACGAAGGTGCTTCAGGTTGGACAAGTTTTTATACTTACAAACCTAACCAGTTAGATAGTTTGAAAAATAAGTTTTACACTTTTTATAAAAATACTATATACGAACATTACGATAACACTACTGCTAACAATAGAGGCAAGTTTTATGGAGCTACAACTCCAGCTGAAACAAGTATAACCTTTATTTTTAATCCTAATCCTACTGTAGTTAAAAACTTTAATACAGTTGCTTACGAAGGTGGAAATGGATGGGAGGTAGATTCGTTTAAATCTGATTTTGAAGGTATTGATCCTAACGTACCATTTACAAACCCGTTAGCATACAGTGCTGGTAATCAATATCAAGATACCACTAACTCTGTTAAAAGTTATGAAGAAGGTAAATATACTACCAATGGTGTAACTTATAGAGCAGGGTTTAATAGAAAAGAAAATAAATACGTAGCTAACCTTATTAGTTCTAGCGTTGCTAGACCTGGAGAGATCATATTTGGTAATCAAGTAAGTGGAATAAAAGGTTATATAGCTACAGTGAAAGTATCAACAGATACTAATACAGATTCAGGTGGGATGAAAGAACTGTTTTCGGTTTCATCCAACTTTGTATTATCATCATATTAAAATTTAAAACATGCCAGTACCATTAATATTAGGATTAGCAGCATCGGCAATACCAGCAATAATAGGAGGAGTTAATAACTCTAAAGCTCAATTTGACGCTAGGCTACAAAGAGATAAAAAGAGAGAATACGAAAGAAAACTTGCTCAGTTAGAAAATAGCAGACAACCCGTGCTAAATCAAGCTAGTGATATAAGAGCTTTTAAATCTCAACTATCAAATCCATACGCTAATTTAGGTGTTGCTGTTCAAGCTAGTAATTTACAAATGGAACAAACAGATCAAGCTTTAGCAAATACTTTAGACTCTATAAATAGATCTGGTAGTGGAGCTGGTAGTGCTACAGCTTTAGCTAAAATGGCTATGGCTAGTAAAGCTCAAATAAGTGCTTCATTAGAAAAGCAAGAGTTAAGTAATCAACAACAACGATTACAAGGTGAAGCTCAATTAGCAAGCCAAAAACTTCAATTAGATCAAGCTGCTTTAGGTGCGGAAGCTAGCGCTTATCAGCAACAAGAACAGAGAGATTTAGCACAACTTGATAGGATGCAAGCATTAGCTGCTAACGCGGAAGCTCAGCAATTTGCTTATCAACAACAAGGTCAACAAGCATTATCTCAAGGTTTAGGAGCTGCAGGAAGTTTGGCTACAAGTTTTTTGCAAGGTGAATCTTATCTAGATGATAAAGGAAATGTTTCATTCTTTAAATTTAAAAATGATTAGCAATAATGAGTTATAGAAATCCACAAAGAAACATAGACAATAAGTACTCTGTGATGGCACAAGGCATTAATCAATACTATACTAATCTTCAAAATGTTTTAACTAAAGCAGCTAAAGGTAAAGAAGAATATAAGAAAAAGCGTGTTGAAGCAGAGAGAGCTTTTCAAAAAGATATTGATAAAAAGTTAAGTCCTTTTGACAAGCAGGTTAAAGGAAAGATTAAACAAGTTCAAAAAGCTTTAGGTGAAGATAACACTAACAAAGGTTTATATGAAGATTTAATAGGTGAGTTAGATTACGTTAGACAAGCCCTTGCTTATCAATTGCGAGATCAAGATTTAACAACAGCTGAAATAGCGTTTAAAGTTGAAGCTGCTGGAAATAATGTAAATCAATTAACACAAGCATTGGTTAATTTAAGCGCTGCTGAAGGTCAATATTCTAACGCTATCTCTAAAAAGCCAAATGAAGAAGGTTATTTACTTTCTGGCGGACCTAACCAAGAATTAGCTCAAATTATTAAAAATGTAGATAGTGGTAAAAGTTCAGCTACTTTATTTAACAACAACAAAAAGAAGGAATTAGGCGAGTATAACTTTAACGGAAACTACTCTTTAGTAGACTATGCTTCTGGAAGTATTGAAAATGGCCAAATAAAAGAAGGTACTATACCAGAAGGTGTTTTTGATTTGTCATCACAAGAGTTAACTCAAGCAGTTACTAATGGAGAAAATTTATTTAATACTGTCAAGATTATTGAACCTGGCATACAAGAAGCTTTTAATACCAGTGTTTCAGAAATGATAAAAGCCGATCCTACTTTAATTGGTGCAAATGGAAAAATAGATCAAATAAAACTTAAAGAAAAGTTAAGTACTCCTGAAGGTAAAGAACATATTGAAAGCATAACTAAAATAGATGGCAACGATGTAACAAGGAATTATTGGAGAAGTATTGCTCCAGATTCAGTTACAGATTTTGAAAACTGGGATTCATATGCTAACGAAGATATATTCACCAATTACTTAATTGAACAAGCTGCAGGTAGTGAACCAGTAAAAGGAACTGTATTAGAGTTTGAAGAAAGGCAAAAAGTTGAATCACCACAAATGTCTAAAGTTGAAGACGTTGTTGAAGCTGGTAAAGAGACAATAGCTGCTCCTACTAATCTAGAGCAAGGAAATATACCATCTATAGTTAAACCTAAAAACGATCCATTAGGTTTGTTTAAAAATGCACCTGCAAAAACAGTTGTAGAAGAAGTAGTTGAAACACCTGATAAGGTTATAGCTGAAGAAGAAATAGTTGAACAAAAACCAACTAATACTCGTGATATTACATCTGAAAACAAAAAGCAAGAGGATTTAATGAGGAATTCTGAGGTTGAATATGGCGGCAAGAGTGGAGATGACACTGTTGGATTATCTAGCTATAAAAATTATGACTTTCAAACTTACTTAAACAGTGAGGATCAAGTTGTTAGAGAAGTTGATGGTAAAGGAGCAACTTATGGTAAATCAGGACAACCTAAAAAAGGTTTAAAAACTGATTTAGGTAAAGATGTTTATAATGGTTTACCTGATGGCCAACAAGCTATGATGAGAATGATGCATGTTAATATACCATGGGATCCTAGAGTAGTTATGTTGATGGCTACTGGCGATATAAAAGGTAAAGACAACAGATCAAAATATTTAGGAGATTATGAAGCTACAACTGAACTTTACAATGAAAATAAAGCTAAGTTTAAGAATATAGATGATCAAAAAATGTTTGATCAATGGGTAGATATTTATTCAAATACCAACCCTAATGACAAAGGTTTTCAAAAGCAATATAAAAGAAGAGTAGAAGATATGGCTAAAGCTTATGGCTATAAATTAAGCGATGATCAATTAAATAAGTTTAAAGTTAAATAATACATGGCTAAATATAACGTACAAGAATTTGCTGAGTTAATCAAGACTGAATATCCAGATTATGCAGAGATGGATGACTTGGAATTGACTAAAATGGTTGTTAGTGAGTATCCTGAATACGAAGCTGAGGTTGATATAGAAGGAGACGATAAGAAAAAGAAAAAAGACGAATGGCAGCCTAATCCTAATGTTGACTATGAAGCTTTACCTTTAATGGATAAAGAAAGAGCTAACTACGAGACTTGGAAACAAAAACAAATTAAAAGTGAACCTGCTAAAGTAACAAGCATTACTCCAGACAAAGTTAACGTAATAGAGCAAGGTGAGTTAGATAAAAAAGTTAAAGAAAATCAACTAAAACTAAAGCAAGAAGCGGAACAGCAAATTTCAAGTATTAATACTGAGTTACCACCTGAAAATGATTTAGAGTTTGTAGAAAATACAAATCAAGTAAGAGATAACTTAATAAAAAGCAATCCTGAAATTGCAGCTGAAAAAGAAAAAATAGCTAAAGACTTACAAGTAGAATTCAACAAAAGTTTAGAAGCTATTAAAATTAAACATGGTATTGATCCTAAGGCGATAAGTTTAGAGTTGTCTAAGAAATATGATTTTAGCGACGCTAAACAAGTAGTGGAAGCTGAAAAAGAATTTACAAGAATATATAATGAAAAAATAAACTCTGCAGCTGTTCAAGCAGACGTTAAAAGTCTTCAAGAAGAATTTAGAAAGTACGGAGAAAACGCGTATAATAACTTATCTGAATCTCCATTATTTAAAAGTATTTTTAAAGAATCTCAAAAAGCGGTAAATGAAGTTTCAGATCCTTTGTTTACTCAGTTTAAAAGGGATAACGCTGGTGGTGTTACTGGTGTAGCTTTTGATGTTGCAGATTATTTAAAAGGACTTGGTAAAGGAACTGTATTTGAAGATATTCCTATTATTGGTAGCGTGCCTTCATTAGTTGGTACTGCAGTAGAAAGTGCTCAACTTGGGAACTTGCAAGTTGAAAAAGGTTTTAGAGCTGCTAAAGTTTCAATGGAACAACTTGGAATACAAAATATAGAAAAAGAAATTCAAGAGTCTCAAGCGACAGCAATGCCAATTAGAGACGATCAAGTTATAAAAGTTTTTGCTAACGGTGCTATTGACTATGAAGGTAGTGGTATAAAAAGACCCATGTCTGCTACAGCAGGTCAAAGCGCTTTAGATGTATATACTAGCGGTAAAAACGTTCCTAGATATAATGCAAAAGGAGAGTTAATAACTGGACCTGTTAGTATTGGTGGTGGAAAAATGCAAACCACGGAGATGACTTATGGTGAATGGGTTAAGCAAAAAAGAAGTCAACAAGAGTATTTTAAAACTCAAATAGAAGGTAACATAGAAGAAATTCTTAATGCTGAAGAGTTAATGTCTTTAGTAGATCAAGCTGATTTTTTTGATGAAGATGGAGCTACTATTAAAGATGTTGTTTCTACAGTATTTCAAATGGCTCCTCAATTAGCAGCATCAACAGCTGGTGGTACTTTAGCTGGTGTAACAGGTGGAGCTTCTTTAATTGCGTCTACCATGTTTATGTGGGGTATGGAATATGGTAATAATTATTGGGATGCTTTAGCTACAGGATTATCAGAAGAACTAGAAAGACCACCTACCAATGAAGAAATAGTTGATGCATTATTAAATGACAAGTATCAAGGTCAAGGTGAAGCAGCTGGATGGGCTGCTGTTTCTTCATTACTTGAGCAAGCCACTGGTATAAAAGCTTCTAAACAGTTAAATGAGACTCTTAAGGAGTTTGCAAAAAAATCTGGATATAAAAACTTAAAAGACATGATGATTAAAACTGGTAAAAATCAGTTTAAAGACATGTTAAGAGATGGCGGTAAAGAGTTAGCTTCTATAGGTAAAAATGGCTTGACAGAATTTTTAACTGAAGGTTTACAATCAGTTACTAATCAAGCTTCAATATCTCAAACGTTGGGTGGTGACGCTATAGAAAGATTTAACTTTGAAGAAGCTCTTAGAGAAGGTACAGCTGGTGGGGTTGTTGGCGTAGTTTTACCAGGAACTAGATCCATGCTAAAAGGAGGTAGAATTTTAATAAGAGAAGCTAGTTACAAAGCTGCCGTGGCTTTAAATTTACAAAGTGCAGAAGGTATAAAACAGTTTAATAACTTTTTTAGTGATGCTGCTATCTCGTTAGAACAACTTTACAAGTCAGGTAAAATAACAAAGGAACAGTATCAACAAGAAGGTGAAAGCTTAGCTAACCTTAGAAACTCTGGCCTTAAAATTCCTAAAAACTTTTCACCAGAATCTAGGCAAAAATCTTTAGATTTATTATTAGAAAAAAAGACTTTAGAGGATAAAGTAAAAGCAAGTGACGCTGTATTTGTAGAAGATGATATTGCTAGAATAAAAGAAATTGATAAAGAATTAAAAGGTTTGTCTTCAACTGAAAAAGCTAAACAACTTGTTGAAGACTTAGGAGTAACTGATAAGTTTGATGTAATATCCGCTACAAGCGAAGCGGAAGTTGCTAAAGTCCTTGAAGATAGCGGTTATAGTGCTAAAGAATCTAAGGACGTAGCTGCAACATCTTTTGGTGTATTTGTTCCTAAGCCAGACAGTAAAACCGGTAAAAGAAAAATTGTATTAAACGAAGCAGATATTGCTAAAGTTGGCAAGTGGACCACAGCTCAACACGAAACATTGCATGCGGTTTTATTTGAGGCTTTAAAAGACGCTACTGAAACTGATGTATTAGCACTAGGTAATGCAATAAGAGAAAAGTTGATGGAAATAGATCCTAAGACTCTAGGAGATACTGACTTTGCTAGAAGATTTTTAGAGTATAGGGACCAGCCCAAGGTCGAGCAAGCTGAAGAATTATTAACTTTATTATCCGAAGCAATTACAACTGGTGATGTAAAATTTAACGAAGGTTTCTTTACTAAAATACAAGATTTAATAAGAAGAATATTTCAAAATATAGCACCTAATAGTAGGTTTGGTAAGATAAAATTTGATTCAGCTGAGAATGTTTATAAGTTTATAAAAGATTATAACAAGTCTTTTGAAAAAAGTAAAGCTACTAAAGCTCAAAAAGCAGCTGTTAAAAAAGGTGTTAAAGTTGAACGAACTGGCAGAATGGATTTTGCTAACAAGTTTTTAGATGTTGAATTTAAAAATTCTAAAGGTGAACCTGTTAAGTTAAAGCTTTCTAAAAAATTATCTCCTGAAAAAACAACTGCTGTAGAACAAAGCATATTAGACTTAAAGCAAGAGATTAAAGAAAATGAAGACATCGCTAAGAGGTTTGGTAAAGAACCTATACCTACAGCTAAGCAACAAAGATTAGAACAGTCAATACTTAAAGATCAACTTAAACCTACTATAGATAGTTTTGTTGAGTCTCAAACTAAAAGACTATTTGATCCTATAGCACCAGATGCTAGAAACAATGTGACTAGGCAAGCGTTTAGAGAGTCTATGGTTTCAGATATTGAGACTATGATTGTTAAGGAGTTTGAGCAAAAGCAAGATATAGAAAAGTTTATTACTAGTAGAGGTTATTTAAGAGCTAACAGTTTAGCTAAAAGACTAGGTATTAAAAGCGTAGAACAAGGTATTACTAAAGACATCGACCAAGCTAAAGGTGTAGCTGCAGAAACTGAAACGGTAACTGTTGAAGAAAAAACACCTACAAAACAGATCAAGTTAAAAGAAAGATTAGGTGACGATGCTGTTAAGATAACCGAAGAAGTTAAGAAACGTGGTAAAGACATCGACCTTGAAACTGTAGACTTTAAAACATTAAAAGATCTTACACCTGAAATGACTCAGGAAATGTTTGGTATATCTCCTAAGCCTGGTAACTTAAGTAAAGCGGATGTAAGGAATGCTCAGCAGTTTATATCTAAGAACGCAGATGTACTAATCGCAATGTTACCTGAAGGAGCAACTCCATCTGGTACATCTACTGGTGTTCAAAAAGTTTTACTAGATGCTTTTTATACTAAAGGTGATAGAGCTGTTATGGCAAAGACTGGTAGTAAAGCTGGGTTAAAAGAGCAGACTAAGAGAGATAATATAACCAAAGAAGAGTTTAACGAGTTGTTTGGTATCACTCCTGCTGGTCAACCAAATTTATCTGATAGAAATACTAGTTCTAGAATTAAAGCGCTTGTAACGCAGACAGGTAGAATGCTTACTAACCAAGC